TGTTGACATACCTATACCAAACGTTAAGATATAGGCGTTGGTAAGCAGTTGCCAATCTTTGGGGCTTCGGCCCCTTTTTTTAAGGAGTACCCGTGAAAACCCTATTCACAATCGCAGCCCTGCTGATTTCTTTTGCGGCCCAAGCCCAGACTACAACCCGATGCTACAAGAACTCTGATGGCAGTGTGTCTTGTACGACCACCCGAGGCGGGGCAGGATTCTGATGGCAACCAAACGCACAAAGCCAGGCAGCGAAGACCGCGCAATCATCAGCCAGTCGGTGCTGGATGGAATGCGCAACGGGCTGAGTGCGCTAAAGGCTTGTCAGGCGGCAGGCGTTAATCAAAGCACTTTCAATGATTGGCTAAACGATGACGCTAAACTTGCCGCAGAATATGCGCGTGCGCGAGAAGAATTAATTGAGCGCATGGCCCAAGAGGTTTTAGATTTAAGCGATTCGGATGTTGGCATGTTGCCAGATGGCAAGAAAGATTGGGCGGCGGTGCAAAAGCACAAGCTCCAAGTAGACACCCGTAAGTGGCTGCTGTCTAAGCTGGCCCCGAAGAAGTACGGCGATAAAATCGAAGTGTCTGGCGACCCATCAAATCCCTTGGTGCAGCGTATTGAGCGCGTAATCGTCAAGGCATGACAACCCTTCAAATCGAAACACCAGAGTGGGCACTGCCCTTGCTGGAGGCCAGCCGCTACAAAGGCGCATGGGGAGGCCGAGGCTCTGGCAAAAGTCACATGTTTGCCGAGCTAATGATCGAATCGCACATCATGGATCAGAAGCGGCGATCGGTCTGCGTGCGTGAGATTCAGAAGTCACTGAACCAGTCTGTCAAGCGGCTGCTGGAGACCAAGATCGAGGCTATGAACGCTGGGGCTTACTTTGAAGTCCAGGATGCTGTCATCAAGTCGCGCAAGGGTGATGGCGCAATCATCTTCCAAGGGATGCAGAACCACACATCCGACTCGATCAAGTCGCTGGAGGGTTATGACTGCGCCTGGGTGGAGGAAGCACAAAGCCTGAGTCAGTCCAGCCTTGACCTGCTGAGGCCAACCATCCGCAAGCCTGGCTCAGAACTCTGGTTCACCTGGAACCCTAGGCAGCAGTCAGACCCTGTGGATTTCCTGTTGAAAGGCCCAGAACCTCCTGCTGATGCCAAGGTCATCAAAGTGAACTTTGGGGAAAACCCGTGGTTTCCGCAAGTCCTAAAAGACGAAATGGAATACGACAAGCGGCGTGATCCAGATAAGTATCAGCACGTTTGGATGGGCCAGTACCTGACCAACAGCAATGCCAGGGTGTTTCGCAACTGGAAGATTGACGACTTTGAAGCACCGCCAGAGGCCATTCACCGCCTCGGGGCAGACTGGGGCTTTTCCATTGACCCGACAGTCCTGGTGCGCTGCCACATCATTGGCCGCACGCTCTACATCGATTACGAGGCGTACATGGTGGGCTGCGAGATCATCAACACGCCTGAACTGTTCCTGACCGTGCCTGAGGCTGAACGCTGGCCCATCGTTGCTGATTCAGCCAGGCCAGAGACGATCAGTCACATGCGAAAGAACGGGTTTCCGAAGATCATGACTGCCGTTAAAGGGCCAAAGTCGGTAGAGGAAGGCATCGAGTTTTTGAAGAATTACGACATCGTGGTACACCCGCGCTGTATACACACCATTGATGAACTGAGCCTCTACAGCTACAAGTCAGACCCGCTGACAGGTAGAATCCTGCCCGTGCTGGAGGACAAGAAAAACCACGTTATTGATGCCTTGCGGTATGCTTGCGAGGGTGTTAGGCGCACGGCGGTGGCTAAAACAGCCACGTTTCGGCCAATTGCCACCATAAACCGCTGGTAAAGGAAACACATGGCCCGAATCTCAAACGAACAATTTCTGTCAAACCTGCACAGTGAAGCCCTGCGGCAGTTCAATGACATCCAGACTGCGCTGCGTGACGAACGCCTGCAGTGCCTGCAAGACCGGCGCTTTTATTCTTTGTGCGGCAGTCAGTGGGAAGGCCCACTGTACGACCAGTACGAAAACAAGCCCAAGTTCGAAGTCAACAAGATCATGCTGGCGGTTATTCGCATCGTCAACGAATACCGCAACAACCGCATCACAGTTGATTACGTAAGCAAGGACGGGTCTGAAAACGACAAGCTGGCCGAAGTCTGTGATGGCCTGTACCGCGCAGACGAGCAAGCATCCGTGGCTGACGAGGCCTACGACAACGCCTTTGAGGAAGCCGTGGGCGGTGGCATCGGGGCTTGGCGTCTTCGCTCTGTCTACGAAGATGAGGAAGACCCTGAAGACGACCGCCAACGCATCCGCTTCGAGCCAATCTTTGACGCCGACAGCTCTGTATTCTTTGACTTGAATGCCAAGCGCCAGGACAAGTCGGACGCTAAATATTGCTTTGTTGTCACCAGCATGACCCGTGACAGCTACAAAGAAATCTACAACGACGATCCAACAGACTGGCCCAAGATCATTCACCAGTATGAATTCGACTGGGCCACACCAGATGTGGTTTTTGTGGCTGAATACTACAAGCTAGAAGAAAAGACGGAGACCATCCGGATCTTCGAAGGCATAGACGGAACTGAGGAGCGCTACACCGCCAGGGACTTCGAGAACGATGAGACCCTAGAAGAAACCCTAATGGCTATCGGCACACGCGAGGTTCGCCAAAAGCGTGTCAAGCGCTTGCGTGTCAGGAAATACATCATGTCTGGCGGCAGGGTGCTGGAGGATGCAGGCTATATCGCTGGTAAGTGCATCCCAATCGTGGTGGTCTACGGCAAGCGCTGGTTTGTGGATAACATCGAGAGGTGCATGGGTGCAGTGCGCTTGGCGAAAGATGCTCAACGCCTGAAGAACATGCAGCTTTCAAAGCTGGGCGAGATCAGCGCACTGTCCAGCATCGAAAAGCCGATCATGACCCCCGAGCAGGTAGCAGGGCATCAGCTCATGTGGGCAGAGGACAATCTACGTGATTACCCGTACCTGCTCATAAATCCTGTAACCGGCGCTGATGGTGGCACACAAATAATGGGGCCAGTGGCTTTCACCAAAAGCGCAGCCATCCCTCCGGCAATGGCGGCACTTTTGCAGATCACTGAGCAGGATATGCAAGACATCTTGGGCAACCCGCAAGGCGCAGACAAGATGGTGTCAGGCGTTTCTGGAAAAGCCGTAGAGATGATTCAAACACGCGTAGATATGCAGACGTTTATCTACATGTCCAATTTTGCCAAGGGCATGAAGCGCAGTGGTGAAATCTGGCTTTCGATGGCCAGGGAAATTTATACCGAAGACAAGCGCAAGATGAAGACCATCACGCCGACTGGTGAATCCGGCACAGTGGAGCTGATGCAGCCCATGATTGACCCAAAGACCGGCGCAATGATGATGGGCAACGACTTGGGCGCTGCCACCTTCGATGTGGTTGCCGATGTTGGCCCATCCAGCAGCAGTAAACGTGCGGCGACTGTTCGAGCACTGACAGGGATGCTCCAGCTTACGCAAGACCCAGAAACTTCCCAAGTAATCACCGCCATGGCAATGATGAATATGGAAGGTGAGGGACTCAGTGACACAAATGCGTATTTCCGGAAGAAACTCCTCCGCATGGGTGTCGTAAAACCGACAGAAGACGAAGCCCAGGAACTGATGGCTGAGATGCAGGGCAAGCCCCAAGACCCGAACGCTTTGTACCTTCAGGCTGCGGCGGAGGAAGCCACTGCCAAGGCAGCAAAAGCCCGAGCCGACACAGTGGAAACCGTGGCAAACGCAGAACTGAAACGTGCCCAGACCCTGCAGACGTTGGGCAAAGTTGACCAAACCTCGCAGGAAATGGCAATGAGCAACGCCCAAGCGGTGCAGCAGATATTGCAAAGCCAGATTGTGCAGCCAGTTGCGAATCAGTAAAAAACAGGCGAGAATCACGCAAACGGCATCCACCCAGCCGTATCTTGGGTGAGTTGAATGGGGTCAGAGATGCAAGAAAAGGCAGAAGCAGACGATGTGGTCGTTGAAGACGTAGTTGAGGAAATCGACATTGTTGATGAATCAGACGAACCCGAAGATGAAGTCATTGTCAGCATTGGTGAGGAAGCGCCACCCACCGAAGAGCAAGCCCATGCGCCTGAATGGGTAAGAGAGCTGCGGAAATCACATCGAGAACTGCAACGCCAGAACCGTGAACTGCAAGCAAAGCTGCAAGTCCAGCCAACTGAGATCAAGCCGGTTGTCATTGGAGCCAAGCCCAAGCTAGAAGACCACGACTATGATGCTGACAAGTACGAGGAAGCACTGACTGGCTGGTTTGAGCGTAAGCGCCAAGCCGATGATGTCAATGCCAAGCAAGAAACTGAAGTTATGAATCAGCAAAAAGCATGGCAAGCCAAGCTGGATGGCTACGGCAAAGCGAAAGCAGAGCTGCGAGTCAAAGATTACGAAGACGCCGAGGCCGTGGCCCAGGAAGTCTTTTCAATCACCCAGCAGCT